AACGTGTAAGCCGCGTAGAAGAAAATAAAGCTCTCGCCGTAGAAAGACGTGCCGAGGCAGAAAAAGATCGCGATGCGGCCATCCTTAACCTTGTAAGAGCTATTAAAGAATTAGATGGTATCGATCTTGATCACATTCATAAGTTGGTACAAATATCAGATATAGTTAAAGCGCGTGAAAACGAGACCCTACCTACTCAACCATCTTCAACGGGAGCAGTATAATGAATATACCCCTACTCTTATTTCTGTTCCCCTGTGAATTATGTTTTGAGACAACACTATTTTCGGGACCCGTCGAATTTTCTGAGATGGTATATCATCTCGAACAAGAGGATCCCTACTTACCTTATACCCATCACTTCCTACCGGATGATGGGACAGAAGACTCTCATTACGAGCCCACGGAATAATCGTGGGGTAGTTAGAGGTACACCAACCTTGCAGGTCATGTAACGATGATTTGTAGTTTCTACCAAAGGAGCCATTATGGCCAAAAGACACCACAGCAGCAAACACCATGAACGGGCTGAGTATCGTCACATGGCAGGTCGCGAGCACTATGCCGGAGCTGAGCCGAGACGCCGTCAAGAAATGGAAGACATGGGCATGATCAACGAAGATCATAGCGCTGTAGCAAACCTTCCTCAAAACGTTATGATGAAGTCCTACTACAAGGAAACCGATTATCTTCCTGAAAATCTTGATGACACCATTCGTGGCATTAAGTTTCAAATGGATTACGATAATGGCAAAAGAAAGCAGCATTTCAAGCCTAAAAAGGTATAACGATGCCTGCTATGCCACGTATTCCTGGCAAAGGCACCAAGTTTGCTTACAAAATAATGGGCGTTCCGCCTAATATTGCGTACAAACCTAATGCTAAAGCCAAGAAGATTAACCGCAGACTTCTTTATGAAGAAACTGACAGAGCTCGTTAGGAGAGTTTATGGCACGTAGACAAGTTCGCCAAAAATCTCGGAATGAAGTGATGAAGTCTACCTCTGTATGGGACAGAAAGAATGAAGAACGTGAACGATTTAATTTCGAACGCGTTATGAACGAAGGATCTGACCTTTATGCAGGAATAGACCCGCGTCGCCGAAGAGAAGTAGCTGACTCAGGCATGGTCCAAGAGGATCATACTAAAATAGCAAACTTACCTTCACGTCCTATTCACACCGAATATAAGCGATTTGGATTTTATTCTACACCCTATATCGATGATACTGAGTTAGAATAATGGGTTAGTGGGTCTATGGCTGACGAAGAATGCCTTCGAGGCTTTGGAGTGCATGCCGGGGCCCACTACTCTTTCCCCTTAGTAAGGAGTAATATGGCCACTAAGAAAAAAGTAACAGTAGAGCTACGAAGCAAGCCTTCGGTAGCTGTCGCTAGGGGCGTTAAAGTAAGGCCTGGGGCTGAAGAAAAGATGCGGGAAAAGAAGGGATCTTCTAATGCTGGCAAGTATAAAAACGTTAAGCCTCACGACTTTGCTGGGGCTTCAGGTGGTGCTTCTAAGTATAGTTATCCTATTCCTGATCTTGCGCATGCGCGGAATGCTCTAGCGAGAGCACATTTTGCACCTGATCCCGAGGGTATCAAGGAAAAGGTATACAGAATGTACCCTCAGCTAAAGAAGCGCGCCGAAAAAAGACACAAGAAAGATTAGTTTCCCATGCCTCAAGCAGTAACGACGCGCACCGATATGTCCCAAAGGAACATAAAATTATGAAGAAAACATGCGATAAATGCAAAGCAAAGGCTATGCATAAAAAAGAAAAAAAGATGCCAAAAGGCAAGAAAAAGGTTAAAGTTGTAATGCAAGAGTTCAAAAAAGGCGCTCTACATAGCGGTAGCAAGAAAGGCCCAAAGGTTACTAACCCGAAGCAGGCAATCGCAATAGCCCTATCTGAACAACGAAAAGCAAATAAGAAATCTAAGAAAAAATAGCTCATACTAACCTATGCGCTTAATGGTCCCCGGAAAGTAGCATTCTGGGGATTTTTATATCTACAGTATCAGTATACCACAAATCATACCATTGACTATTTTAAGCAATATTTAAAATAAAATATAAACTGAATTTATTATCTTGGCCTACAGCAACAACAGGTAAATAAGCGTAGATACCATGGAATATCAGGCAATCCTTCTATCTGTTCGCGCTCACAACAGGTGGTGCTACATGAACGTAGCTTTGGCGGTATATCTAGATTTTGAGGAACATTAAATCTAACTACTCGTGATGAAGGGCGATATCGCCCATGTGATATCACTATTTTCGGACGAACTTCATCTGGTTGCATGTACTGACGAGAATCTTCTCGTTGAAGTTTAGAAACTGGCGGAACTTCTAGATGTTTTTTAGGCTGACTACCCATAAGAGCAACGGGTATCATAATTGCCATTATTATCTTGATATCCATACAGTTGTCCTTTCAGCGAAGGTGGTCTATATTGTTTGCAGTATGTCTTAAAACATATAAGGAGAGCAAGAAAATATGATCAGACGGAAAACTGTGGGAGAGCAGGTAGTTCCTCTTTTGGGTAAAACGCCCGAAACAAGAGATCCTATTGAACTTGCACGAGAGATGCAAAAGGGTTACATCGATAATCTGGCAGAGTGTGCCCGTGAATTTAAAAAAAATCATAAAGGCGACTTTTTTATAGTCGTCATAACCAAGCGAGAGCCGCTTTTACCCAATGTCCTACGCAATCAATTCTTTGCTCGGTTAACGTGTCCTACACCTGATTATGATCAATCGGTATACCATTATAAGGCCGATATAGAGTGCGCTGAATATGTATGGACTATACCCTGTAGAGATGCCTGTATGCACTTACGGGATAATGCCACCTTAGTGGATCCTGCCGAGCGCCAACTATTGGGATTTGTATTGGATTTTGCCGATGGGACGCTTTATAAGCTCTGTAAAAAATTAAATAAAGAACGCGCGGATTCCCCGCTTTTATCAACACTTTAGGAGAGAAATGTTTGATGACACAAATATAAGCGAAGCTATACAACCTACCCCTACTACGTCTGATATTATTCAAGACCAGGTGCCCGTAGAACAAGCTACTCAGCCTGCGCAACCTACTGACGATCAAGCCCGAAACTTTAAACAACTGCGAGAGAAAGCCGATCGTGTTTCCCGAGAACGAGACGAAGCCTTATCACGACTACGGGAATACGAATCACGCATTAACCAGGCAACCCCAAGTAAACCACAGAACCAAGAGTCTGATGATTTTACTATGGCTCCTGATGAGCTTGCTGAAGGTAAGCATATATCTAAAGTTCAAAATCAACTCAATAAGCTCCGACAAGAAGTTAGAGTCGCAACAGCCGAGGCAAAACTGAAGGCCCAGTATCCTGACTTTGATAGCGTAGTTACTAAAGAAAATGTTCAAGCATTACGAGACACCTATCCTGAAATAGCCTTCACCCTTAATTCATCGTCAGATATTTATGCAACTGGATCATCTGCATACACGCTTATCAAAAAGCTGGGCATTATACCTGAAGACAATTATCACGAGAAACAAATAGTGCATGCTAATGCCGCAAAACCTAAGCCATTGGCAAGCGTATCCCCACAACAAGGAGATAGTCCTTTGTCTCGTGCTAATGCATTTGCTAATGGACTTACCCCTGAACTAAAATCCCAGATGATTCGTGAGATGAGAGAAGCTAGAAGGAATTTATAAATATAGTTTTCGAAATTCTGCAAACAAATCTTCTCTTTGTTTAATAATGTCTTGCGTTACAATAGTTCGCAAACCGGACTTATTATAGGTGTTTCTAAATTTAATCATGAGGTCTGATTTACCCTTTTGAATATTTAAATATTTATTGGTTATTTCTAACACATAGTCTAATAATATCCCGTAAACGCTCCACACATATCTTTTATTGGACATGTATAGTTTATCATTATGCATGCGACCAGGCCTAGGAGTTGTATCTTCACAGAGCACTTTTGTACCCATAACTCTGTCCATATAATCAATCAATGATCGATTGGTAGAGCTTATCATCATAGCATATGACCAATCTGGATTTTTGCTTATTTTAAAGCTAGCGCATGTATCAATTATTCCAGCGATATACGCACATTCTTCAGGCGTATGATCTCTTCTAAATTCTCTTATCTTTATGGACATTATTTCCTCTTTACTTTGTCTCTGGGCGCTAACTCTAGACTTTATCTGTAAAAACATACTAACATAGCAGCGCGTTATAGGGAATTCGCAAGTCCCATCTGGGCGTAGTGAGTCTCGCCCCCTCAAGAGCCGTACTGAGCATCGCTCGCTCCCAAACATATATCTGTGCAACCTCTCTTCGAGGAGCAAACATGTCGATTACTACGACAAGTACATTGCCAGCGCCGATACAACAGAGCTTCAGCTATAAGCTCTTGAGTGTCCCAGTGCCTAATATGATCCATTGGTAAACTTGTGGATCTAAAACTTTCTCTAATTGACTTGGACGTCCCCAGAGGATTACAAGGCGGAAGCGAAAGCACCGTGAACGACTAAGTGAGAAGGGCCAGTAATGGCATGCGATAGTCTGAACTTCATGGCGACATGGAGAGGGAGATCCGAAGAGGTTTCCCCGCCCGAAAGGGTCACAAAAGTAACAGATTGAAGATCCCGGCAATGATGAAAGCTATGCCTCGCAACGGCGGTACAACGCTGCGTATGCGACGCTATAATCCCTTAAATACCGCCATGGTTCCACTAGGAAATTCTGGTGTGACACCACCTCCCCAAAATCTAACGGCTATAGATATTGACGCCAAAATCAGCTTCTATGGCACTTATGTAACACTTAATGAGCAGGTTACACTCCAAAATCAGGATCCCGTTCTTAATGAATGTGCTGCTCGATTGGGCGTTTCTCTACGCCAAACGGAAGACCAACTTACCAGAGACATGTTGGCAGGCACTGCTGCTTTCATCAACTGCACGGGTGGTGTAAACGGAGACAATCCGACAGAAATCACCCGATCTGATGTTGATACCGTGGTTCGTACGCTATTAAACAATAATGCGTACACGATCATGGACAACATGGAAGGTGAGGATAGGTTCGGTAAAATATGTGCCGACGTTAAATTTCTTCTGATTGACTTGGAAGCCCCTCGGGGTGACAGGGCGCAAGCTGGCATTTGCCTTGCAGCGTGAACGACTAAGTGAAGAAACCCCGCAAGGGGATGCGATAGTCTGACCTCTATGGAAACATAGAGAGGGAGATCCGAAGAGGTTTCCCCGCCTAGCAATAGGTCACTAAAGTAACAGATTCGACAGCACCAGTTCGTGATGCGTATTTTGCTCTCTGTTCTACCCAGCTAACAGGTAACTTAGACAACGTTGCAGGATTCATCCAAAAGAACCAATATCCAGCTCCTATGAACGCTCTCCGTTCAGAGTGGGGGGCCATTGGAAATTTAAGATTCCTAGTATCGTCTATTGGCTCTGTGACGCCAAATGCATCATATCTTAACGCAAATGTGTACAACATTTTCTGCGTGGGTATGGATGCCTATGCTTGTATAGAACAAGACGGATATAGCGCAAGCTTTATCTACCGTCCGCCAATCTATGATGGGCCTTTAGCTCTTAACGCAAGTGTTGGTTATAAATTCGCAGAAGTTCCCCGAATCACCAACGATTTGTGGGTAATTAACCTGCGTGCCACGCTTACCTTATAAGGAGAACTATCATGGCTTATAATACAGTTCTACAACAAGGTAGTTTTACTTCAACAGGTGCCGCAGTAACTCTGCAAATTCGCTCCGGCGTTGACTGGATTCGCACGTACAACTACACCCAAATTGCCGCTGCTGCTGCAACCACAGGGTATGAGTTCTACTGGCAACTCGGTATGCCTGCTGGCGGTGGCTTGGAATACCAAAGTAACGGTGGTAGTACTGCCGTTAACATAGTAGCTCTTGCTGCCGGTGGATTCACGTTAGTAGATTCCTCTGCTAGCCCATTAGGCGCAACAATTGCCATCACTGCTTCAACGAACGCAACACAGCCAGTAGTTAGCACCACTAACACAGGTTCTCTCGTAGCGGGCAACGTTGTTCGTCTTGTGAATGTTACCGGTCAAGCCAACTTGAGCGGTTATGATTTCACAATCGATACAGTTGTAGCTAACACCAGCTTCAGGATTGCTAACGCTTTGGCGAATGCTCCTGGTGCAGCGGGTACAGCTGGATTCTACATGCAGATCTTATTTGATCCGCTTTATTATCCGACTAAACGCTTTATCGTTAATATTACCCAAGCTGCTAATGCTGTGGTCACCACAAGCGTTAACCATGGTTACACTGTAGGACAGGCGGTTCGCCTCTATGTTCCTGCTGTGTTTGGCATGGTCCAAGCTAATGGAATATTGGTAAACGTTACCGCGGTTACTGCATCTACTTTCACCACCAACCTTAATACAACAACATTCACAGCTTTCGTGTTCCCAGGAGCTGCTGCAGTTCCGTTTACACCGGCTATTGTTGTTCCAGTTGGTGAAGAAACTGATCAGTTTTCTAACCCTAACTTGCTGGATGATGCAACCATCAACATCGGTTATATCGGCGTGATGCTTGGTGCTGGGGCTCAAGGTCCTGCTGGCCAAAACAACGACGTTATTTACTGGCTCGCTGGCAAATCATTTAATATTTAATTACTGAGGAGGGGGTCGTCAGACCCCTTCTGATAAAGGAGAAAGATAGTGTCTACAGCTAAAAAAGAAGCGACTGCAAGACCGACTCTCAAATATTTGAGAGACAAAGAGAGGCAACTTGTTAGAGGAAAGTTCATATATCATGAATGCCCAGGTGGCTTCGTGAGCTTCCCGTTTAAAAAATATAAAGAAGACCAGGTAGAACGCTACGATTTATATGACGGTGAGGTTTATACTCTTCCCCTTGCTGTTGCAAAACATCTTAATAAAAATTGTTGGTACCCGATCCATTCATATGCTATGGATGAGCATGGTAAACCACTTATGAAAATTGGTCAAAAGGTACGTAGAATGAGTTTCCAAAGCCTTGAATTCATCGACGATGAAGACATGACGCCAGTAGGTAGCTCAATTATGACTGCAGAGATGATAGGGTAAGCCATGGTTACGGGAACGTATTACGCAAATCCTAATCCGGTCTATCAACCGGCCATGAGGCTTATATCTGCGATCACTAATTCATTCCCTGCCACTATTACTACTACTTTTGCGCATCAGTATATATCGGGAACGATAGTCAGAATCGACATTCCTTTCGCAGATGGGATGCAGCAGCTTGACCAGCAAACTGCTCCCATCACGGTACTTAATGCGACACAGTTCTCAATACCGATCGATACTACTGCGTACACGGTATTCGCTATTCCGGCAGGAGCACCACCGTTTATAAATACCGCTGCTCAGGTTGTACCTATTGGTGAGATAAACAGTATATTAGATGCCGCAACCGTTAATGTGTTATAGGAGAATACATGGCAATACCACCTACATCGACCTTAACAGCCATTCAGATAAAAGTGCGTCGACTGACACGTAGTCCTTCGCAAGCACAATTAACTGATACTGACTTACAAAATTACATTAATACCTTTGTGGTATACGATTTTCCTGAACATCTACGCATGTTTAACCTGCGTACAGTCTTCAGGTTTTGGTGTAACCCATTTCAAGATGCCTATATCACTGATGCAACATTGCCACTAACTAATCCGCTCTATAATTTTCAGAACCAATATATAAGTATCGATGAACCGCTCTATATCGCTGGGTATCAGTCACTATATTCCCAATCACGTCAGCAGTTTTATGGAATATATCCTAATGTTAATAGTATTCAATCTATTGGATTTCAAGGAGATGGGGCAACCCAGACATTTACGGGTGTCATAAACCAAAATATCCAACAAAATTTAATTAATCCAAATTTACAAAACCAAGCTTCCACCCTTATTCAAAATGAAGTTCTTTTTGATTCTATCGATAATAACGGTAACGGTTTATCCCTTATTGACGTTCCTGTTGTTGACACGGCCACAGGAAATAATACAGTTAATGGAAATTTATACGTCCCCGGAATGGAACCAGCGTCTCGTCCCACCGCTGTTGATCCTAACAATACTATCAATTACGTTACTGGGGTTTTTACCATTACTTTTCCTGTTGCTCCAGGCTCTGGTGTTCCCATAAATAGTCAAACCATCCCCGCAGTAGTTGGGATTCCCCAATCGATGCTGTATTACGATAATGTTATATTCTTAAGGCCTGTTCCAGATCAGCCATATCAGATTAATTTTGAAGCATATGTGCGACCTACCGCCCTCCTACAGAACAATCAAAGCCCTCAGTTGGAAGAATGGTGGCAGTATATAGCATATGGAGCCGCGAAAAAGATATTCGAAGACCGTATGGATACTGAAAGTGTTCAACAAATCATGCCTGAGTTTAAACAGCAAGAACGTATGTGCTTGAGAAGAACTATTGTACAACAAACTACCCAACGTGTGGCGACAATTTATACAGAACAAACTAGCTTCGGCCCAGGATCTGGTGCATGGGGACAGGGCGGCGGACCATTCTAAGGAGAAGATATGGCATATCAACCAAATATTCCTGCGTCGACAGATCTTCTGTCGCAATCACAGGTCGACCTTCAAAATAATTTTCAGGCCATTAAGGCACTCATTGATATCAATCATGTTGATTTTGCCAGCGGGGATCAAGGCAAGCACAAATGGGTAACCTTTCCTGTTCAAGCTGCCATTCCACCGGCTGGATCAGGATTCCTTGCGGGAGAACTGGGACTTTATAATGCGGTTAATGCAACCACAGCCAAAAGCGAGTTGTACATTAATAAAACAAATCAGATAACTGTTGTACAGGTTCCCATGACCGCATCAAGCCTCAGTACTAATTCAGCACCACCAAGCAATGGTGGATTTTGGACATATTTGCCTTCTGGATTGGTTCTTATAGGCGGCCATGGCGGTCCATCATCGGGATTGACTACAGTAACCATAACTGTTGGTCCAGCCCTAACACAAATCCTTACCGTCTTGGTGTGCCCTGAGGGCGGTGGCACTAGCGATGTAAACTTTGCCGTACGCCTTGTTGATATTACATCGCCATCAACATTCAGAATTTATGTATCTCCACGAACTACTGTTGGATCCGGAACTGGAGCATTTCAGTTCTTAGCAATAGGATACTAATATGCCATACGATCGCTTTCTAATAGCGCCCCTTAATACTGGTATGCAGACAGACCTCCGACCCTGGCTAATTATGGACGATGGATTTCAGGAGCTTATCAATGCCTATGTTTTTCGGGGACGAGTAAGAAAACGATTTGGTTCTAGATTTATGGGCAGCGGATGGACTTCATCACAAACTGAGCCCTTATTCTCTAGGCTGAGAATAAACTTGGGTAATACTAACGGATCTGGAAATATAACTGTCACTGTACCTGGTGATATTTTTAAAATAGGACAGATGTTCTCCATCGGTACTGAGATATTTACCGTGTACCAGGAAGGAACTCCTGAAGAAATGCTTGATACGGGATCTTCAACTCTTGCAACCTATGATACTTCAGACGGTTCATTAGTTATTACTGGAGCTGCCGCAACTACCGCAGTGTGGTTCTATCCCGCCGAGCCCGTCATGGGATTAACCAATTGGGAGTTTGGACCCGTAAATAATCAACCATCGTATGCCTTCGATACCCAATTCGCCTATGTATTTGCGGGAGGATTTTGGCAAAGATCTGGATCTGGATCAAGTCCTATTTGGCATGGCGATAATTTAAACTTCTTCTGGTCATTCAACTATCGCGGTATAACCGCAGCTAATATCGCGCTATTTACCACAAATTTTCAGGTAACCAATCCCAATGGAGCAGTAACGGTAACCGATGATCCTATATGGTGGACCAGTGATGGCTCTACCTGGACATCAAACACCGGAGCCAATGCATTTTACTTTATGCCGGCTGGTGGCGCTATACACACGGGACCCTATATTGTAACCTCTTTACTCATTGTCGGGTTCAAAAATAGACTTCTCTTGCTCAATACTATTGAAAGTGATGGAACCACTAATACCAATTATGTTAATAGACTAAGATATTCCCATAATGGGAGTCCTTTTGCTACTAATGCCTGGTATGAACCAAACCAACGCGATAGTAGTGGTAATGTGGGAGATGGTGCAGGATTTCTTGATGCAACCACCGAAGAAGCCATTATAAGTGCAGAATTTATAAAAGACAGACTTATTGTCTACTTTGAGCGTAGCACCTGGGAATTAGCCTACACCGGCAACTATATACTCCCATTTGTATGGCAGAAAATTAATACTGAACTCGGCTCAGAGGCTACCTTCTCTACGGTCCCTTTTGATAAATCAATTCTCACCATAGGTAATACCGGCGTGCATGCGTGTAATGGTGCAAACGTAGAGCGTATTGATAATAAAATACCCGATGAAATATTCCAAATTGTTGATAAGGACTTAGGGGTTGAAAGGGTAGCGGGGATTAGGGATTATTTTACCGAGATGGTTTATTGGACTTTCCCTTCGGTTGACCAAGATCAACGAGAAGTATATCCAACAAAGGTGCTCGTCTATAATTATCGCAATGGTTCATGGGCATTCAATGATGATTGTATTACAGCGTGGGGTTATTTTGAGCAACAAGATAATGCCACCTGGGCATCAACTACTGACACATGGCAATCGAGTAATTTTGCCTGGTCATCGGGAGCCATAGAATCACAATTTAGGCAAGTTATAGCGGGTAATCAGCAGGGATATGTATTTATTATAGATTCTGAATTTGAGAGAAATGCCCAAGCGATGCAGGTTACTGATATAGATGTGACAGGAACTATTCTAACTATTGTAGATCATACCTTGAGCGCAACTATTTATGGCGATTATATAAGTTTATTTGATTCAGGAATAGGTATAGACGGAATATATCTGGTACAGTCCATTGTCGATATTGATACCGTTACCATCCGACTACCTGTAGGCACCATTGTCACCGGAACTTATGATGGGGGGGCAACTGTAGCTCGTGTATCGAACATTCAGATACTTACCAAGCAATGGAATCCCTACGTCGATAAAAGTCGGAACGTGTACATAGCTAAAATAGACTTTGGTGTTCAAAAGACTGTTGGTGGTCAAATAACTGTTGATTACTATCCTTCCGCGACAGAATTATCCATGATAGATCAGGGAACTGGTACTGGAGCAATTCAGGGGAACAGTGTTCTAGAGACATCTGCCTATGACCCTATCTACTATCCCCTTGAACAAGAACAAGACCGATTGTGGCACCCTATTTATTTTCAGACAGAAGGTGAATGCATTCAACTGTTTATGTATATGACTGAAGCACAAATGACTACTCGATCAATAGCACTTTCTAAATTTACCCTAGAGGGAATGGTACTGCATACCATGGCAACTACAGGAAGATTGGAATAATATGGCTCAAAATTTAATGGCTGAAATCGGTAGTTTTGTTCCTACAAGCTATGTATGGGACGTCGCCCGTCTTTATGAAGTAGATGTTAATAGTGATGAGTTTAAGGAACTTCTTGTAAGGCTTTATCAGAACATTAACTCTATATCCCTGGCGCTCAATATCAAAGATACGGGCGTGTACAATACTTCTGAGTTCGTAAATGGCCAGATATACTTTCCTAACCCTATTCTTAATTCTTCTACCCCTACTACGCCCGATTTTAGACAGGTATATCGCCTTGTAATAAACTTTGGAGCGCTGCCTAATGCTAGTACTAAGTCTGTTCCCCATGGAATAACTATTACCCCCACAACAACCTTCACGCGTATTTATGCAACAGCGAGCGACCCTACTGATAATTTTTACATACCAATACCTTATGCCAGTAATACTCCCGCTGATTGCGTTGAGATCTATGTTGATGCCACTAACGTGAATATAATCGACGGCATAGATAAGACGAATTTTACCGTGTGTTATGTCATTTTGGAATACCTGCAATCTTAATCTCTCCCCGGCGAACCGAGGAGAGCAGAAGCAGCCAAGAGAAAGACCAGAGATGAGTGGCATGAGCGTTACATGGTACAAGTTTATTGTCAAAGAATATGCAACCTACTACTCTGGGGCAGGAATAGATTTAATCAAAAGGAGATAATATGGCTGGATTTTTAGAAGGATTGAAGAACTTTGCTGGAGGGGCTAAAGACTTCCTTGTTGGTTCCCCGGGAAGAACGGAACAGTTCCAAAGATTTACTCCCGATCAACAAGGCATAAATAGTCAATTACTGAGCATCCTTCCCCAATTATTACAACAAGTACAAGGTGGAAATAGGGGTGGATTTGCTCCCATAGCCCAACAAGCACGAACCCAATTTAATACTCAAACAATTCCTTCTCTTGCCGAACGGTTCACTGCATTAGGCGGGGGCCAGAATTCTAGCGCATTCCAAGGTGCTTTGGGTCAGGCCGGATCGGGACTTGAAGAAGGCCTAGCTGGTCTAGAGTCTAAATTTAATCTTGCCCAAGGCGGACAACAACAGCAACTACTACTCTCTTTGCTTCAGGCAGCCCTACAACCTCAATTTGAAAACGCCTATTTCCCCCGACAACCAGGATTCCTACAGGGACTAGCGGGTTCAGCTGGCCAAGGACTCGGTACTCTTGGTGGACTATCGGGATTACAATACTTGGGATTACTCTAGGAGAATTATGGCACAAATAATAAATGAATCTCCGGGATTAGGAGCGCTTCTCGGTTCTGGGTTAGGTAGCGGGTTAGGACAAGGATTAAATGCACTCGCCCAAAGCAAACTATCAAGTGCGATGCAGCGCCATCAAGCCATGCAAAGCGCCAAAGGACTTGCAGCCTTAGGAATCCCCTTCGAACAAGCTCATAGCATTGCATTGCTTCCCCAAGACCTACAAAGTTTAGTATTAAAAAATTATCTTCAAGGAGCTGAATCTTCGGGACTTGATCAAGCTTTGGCTGGTATTCTTGGTACGGGATCAGAACAAGTACAGCAACGGGAAGACCAAGGAATTCAGCAATTATTACAGCAAGTAGCACCTCAACAGCAGCAACAGCGAGGACCTGAATTAACCGGTAAAGATGCCCTACTAAATGCCATTCAAGATTATCAGACTAGGCAGAATCCACAGCAGCAAAACCCTACTCAAATTAATTCTATCCCTACTTCTCAGGGTCCACAAAAGGTCAATTCTCTGGTAGAAGCAATCACAAAACCACGATTAAAACCAGAACATAAGTTAAAGGTAGCCGAGCTCCAACAGAAAAATCAGCAGGCAAATAGGAAGCTAAATCATGATTATATAACCAAGGTTTATAATGCTGAACGAGCAACCAACCAAGAAGATAAAGTACTTAAGAGGGTAATTGCCATTCGTGAAGGTGGACAAGCGCGCACCGCTGCTATGACGCAGGCGCTTAAAGAGCTTGGTATAGACTACCAAGGCCTTAAAAATAATGACACCCTTGAGCTTGAAAAATTGGGTTCATGGTTTCTCCAGGGAGCAAGTGACTTATTTGGAGGTAGAGTTTCTAACCAACAAATGCAAGTAAGGTTGCGTCAAGTTCCCAATGACTTACAAACGGATGAGGGAGCTAAGCTTTTAGCGAACCAAATGCTGCTTAATAATGAATCGAAGCATGCCGAAGCAAAGGCTATTAGAGATATAATTGAAGAAAATGGAGGAGAACCCCCATGGGACCTTCAAATCAAGGCGGCCAAACGGGTTGAAAAGATTGAAGAGGATCTTGCCAAAAGATTTATTAATGCGGAGCCCGCTTTCACCACTAAGGGAACCGCGGTAAATAAACTAACCCATGACCAAACATCTAAATATAAATGGGCGCGCAATAAAAAAACTGGGGACTGGTATAAGAGTGTTAACGGAAAATGGGTCAAGGCCGACAAAAATGAGGTTCAATAATGGAATTCGAACTATTTGAAGAGCTCCCTACTTCTGCCAATAAAACTTCCAATGAATCGTTATTGGGAACTGGGATCAGAAACGTTGCCCGTCTTGGTGCCCGAGCCATCGAGTCAACAGCTGGCTTACCCGGAACCATCGAATCTGCGGGAAGGGGATTATTGAACCTGGGAAGCCGTGCAATAACAGGAAGCCCTCTCGTTTCTAGTAATACTATATTTCCTACCCCTGAAAATATTAGAGAGATAGGGCGGCCCGGGGCTAATGGATACCTAGAACCCCAAGGAAATATTGAGAAATTTGGCGATGAGTTTATATCAGATTTTATTCCTCTAGTTGTTGGTGGAACGGGATTAGCTAATGCAGCAAAGATATCTGGAATTGGAAATATAGCGGGACTGGCTACAAAACATATAACTGGTTCAGAAGGGGCAGGCGACCTAGTAAAAGCTGGGACAATTCTCGGCACCTCTTTATGGGGAACTCCTAAGCTTAAAGACGTAGCTCGAGATGCCTATAAAAAGGCAGAATCCTTATTACCTGAGGGAGCGCAAGTTGAATCCGCTTCCTTAAGACCTATTATAGATAAAGTAGAACATCGATTATCCAAAGGATTTAAAGAAGGACTCGGTAAAAAGGAACTGGGCAGCCTCGTAGGTCAGTTACAAGACAAAATAACTAGTGGCGGTAAAATAGCCGTCAGCGACCTTCTCCAGAGCAAACAAGAACTAAATGAAATTATCGGCGATATTATTGATAAGGAGGGAAGGTTAAAAGGAATATTCGGCACGCTTCCCGAATTAAATAATTCAATCAAAGATGCAATATCTGGCTATAGCAAAGTAAATCCAGAATTCGTAAAGAACCTAAAACAAGCGGATGATATGTGGCAGGGAATATATCATTCTGCTCCTATCTCTCAATGGATTAAGAAACACGTCAATAAGCATATACTTAAATACGCTGGAACAGCTGCCCTATTAGGTGCTGGTAAAGTAGGTGTTGGTGCAGCCGCAGGACTTGCAGCAAAAGGCTATGTGGGTCTCAAGGCCCTTGAAACAACCGAACAACTATTAAGAAGTCCTTCTATCAGGAAGCATTATCTTGCTGCGCTTAAGGCTGCCGCATCAGAAAATGCAGCGGTATTCACGCGACAAATAAGTAAACTAGATCAAGAAATAGGCAAACAGGAATCACAAGAATCTGGTGATTTTGAGCTTTTTCAATAATCAGCAGCAGTTGCATTCATCTTCTTCGTCAAGGCACATAATAAGTAGCAATATATCAAGAGGTAGGTACATCTTGCATCCCTTCTCGTTGTAGCCGTTCAGTTATAGCGCCAATAATATAGGCAGTAATAGTGCATTTGTGGCGAGTTGTAGCATCTACTAACATCTGGTAGAGAGCTACAGGCACATTGGCACTTATTCTATTTTTTGTTGGAACTTGATCGTTTTTCTTATTCCTTTTTAAGTAGCGCCTCAAATAATCTATGGCCCAATATAAGGTTATTGCGGCAGATACTATATTAATAATTAAATAAAAAACATCACTCATTTTCTATTCCTTCCATTTTAAGTCGATCCCTTAAAGATCGAATGACATACATCGTTATTGTGCAATTACTCTGCTGCGCTCCCTCAAGAAGCATATTGTGGAGCGGAGTAGGTATATCTAAACTAATACGCTTCCTTCCAACTCTGCTTTCCTTGGGGATAATTTGTTCTATCTTTTTCTTATACATTCGTACCATATTCTTAAAATCTCCTTATGTAACAATCTATTCTATAACTCATCATACATTACTCATTGCAATTGTCAACACAAATAATAAATAAAGCTTGATTTATTTCTGTGTACCATACAATCATGATGGGGATAAAAAAATTTACTCTAAAGGGAGAGAAACCATGTCAGTAAATCAACGTCAAAATGTATCATACGGATTAACCCAGGCACTTATACCTGATGCTCCAGTACCTATCGTTTCCAAAAGGGCACCAACGACTCATGATTATGCTTTGGTAGGAACCATTTGGTCTAATACCACTACAAGCACGGTATATATCCTTGCCAGCGTTATAGCTAACGTAGCTACCTGGATCGCTGTGGGTGGTGGAGGAGCTGCTGGTGTATTTTCTTCACTTGTAGTTACTCCTGGGCCTATTTCATTAACGGGTACTACTAATATTAATATTACCGGAGCAGCCACTACTACTATTGGAACTGGTGGGACGGGTCTGGTAAATATCGGTAACGCCACATCAGGCACTGCTATATCAGGACCGCTTCAAGCTAGTGGCGGGGAAATAGATCTCAATTCTGCTGGCGCATTTGCTACTCATATCGGTGTAGCTCCGGGAACTGGAGCCGTACAGATAGGCAATGCTACGGGGAACGTGGTAATTCCGGGCGGTAACTTAAGTTTAACTGTTGGTGGTGTCAATATAGCCAATACAAGAACTCTTACTTTCACGGGCAACCTCAGCATCTTCTCGGGTGCGGGCGATCCTACGGGCGTTCTTACTCTTCCTCAAGGATCATTATTCTTAAGAACTGATGGAACTGGGGTTAATAACCGAGCCTTTATAAATACTAATGGTGCTACTGGATGGACTGCTATAGTGACGGTTGCTTAATTTTAAGGAGGCATCATGTCAGTATTTCAACCGGGCAATGTTGCCTACGGGTTAAGCCAGGCGCTTATTGGTATTCCCAATGCTCCCATAGTTTCACAAAGAGCTCCTACCACCCACGATAGGGCATCTATAGGAACCATATGGATAGATGAACCAACGAATACTCCCTATATAATAACTTCTATCGTTGATAATGTGGCCATGTGGGTATCCATGAATGCCAGTGGAGCAATATCATCTATTGTGACCGATTCGGGCACTGCTACTCCTGTAATGGGCGTCATAAATCTGCTGGGTGGTGCAAATATAGTCACCTCTGCCATGGCACCCAACACAGTAAATGTAGCTGTAACCCCTAATATCAACTTGCCGGCTACTAACGCTGCTGGGAGCCAGGGATTATATGAGCTCGGTGGACTCAGATTTGCGTATGCCTATCCCCCGTCTAATACCTTTGTGGGTATAACGGCAGGAAATACAACCCTCAACCCATCTTCCGCGGTTCAGAATACTGGTATTGGTAACAGCGCATTAAGCGCATTAGTTACTGGTACCAAGAATACTGCAGTCGGAAATATATCTCTTCTACACGCTACAAATGGTATCAATAATACTGCGTTGGGATATGAATCGGCTCCCACTATAACATCAGGGTCTTCCAATACAGCTTTGGGAAGCCAGTCTCTTGGAAGGCTAATAACGGGCAATGGGAATATAGCTATTGGCTTTGCTTCAGCCTTTGCATATACCTCATCAGAAAGCTCCAATATAACTATTAGTTCTGATGGTGTGACTGGCGAATCAAATGTTATCAGAATAGGCACTCAGGGAACTGGTGCTGGTGAACAAGATGCATGTGCCATAGCAGGTATTTATAATACTCCTGTAGGTACTAATCAGCAGGTCATGTTTGTTGATTCTAATGGATTCTTGGGGTCATATCCTGGAACTGATGGACAAGTAATTATCGGTGCCACCGCATCCGCTCCTATATGGGCAAATTTGACTGCTGGGACTAATATAAGCATTGTAAATGCCGCAAATTCTATAACCATAAATAATACCGCTTCTTCGGGAGTTGTAACTATCGATGGCAACACTGGTTCAGCAACCGGATCGACTATAACGTTCACCGGAGCTGCTTCTGGGGAATCTGTTAAATTCACTGCTTCTGGTTCTACAGTTAGTCTTAACCTTACCGATTCATCCCTACGAAATACCTTCTTGGGCCTAAACGCTGGAAATGTCTCTGTTGCAGGAAATTTAAATACTTCACTAGGATACGGAACTCTCCCTTCTATAGATAATGGTACGCTTAATACCGCTATAGGATATGAGTCTATGACAACTATAGCCGATGGCTCCAATAACGTTGCACTAGGTGCTGGGTCATTAGGTGCTGCTGATGCTAATAAGAATACTGCGATAGGTACAGGCGCTCTCGGTGCTCTTTCTGGAGGCGATAGTAATATTGCTCTTGGCTATGCGGCTGGGTCATCTTACAATGCATCAGAAGGGTCTAATATTGTCATAGGCAATACAGGAACCCCTGGCGATACCACCACTATAAGACTGGGAGATCCTGCCATACAAACCCTATGCTTTATAGCGGGCATTGGCGGAGTAACCCCTGGTGGAACACCTCAATTTGTTATCATTGATCCTGTCACGGGAAAAATGGGAAGCACAGCTTCTGGCGGAAGCGTAACTATCAATGGCGATACAGGATCTGCAACTGGAGCAACCATAACCCTTAATGCTAATTCCAATGCGGGAGCTTCGGTTAAATTCGTTGCCTCTGGTTCAACGGTTGATCTTAAAGTGACTGATACTTCTGCTAATACCTTTATTGGATCCTTGTCAGGAAATGGGGCCCTATCTGGTATTGAGAATACTGGTGTCGGCCGCAGTTCTTTACTGGGCCTTACTAGCGGATCTGCTAATACAGCCGTTGGGGAAGGCGCTCTAGTATCTTGTACTTCTGCTGGAGCTAATACTGCAATTGGCGCTGGTGCTCTATTTACCGTAACAACAGGAGCAAATAATACAGCCTTGGGCGCTACCTGCCTTAATTTCATTATCACAGGAGCTGATAACATAGGTGTTGGGGACTCAGCTGGCGGCAATTATACATCCTCTGAATCGTCTAATATTGTTATTGGGAATGCGGGAACAGTTTCTGAGTCTAATGTCATACGAATTGGAACTCAGGGTTCTGGTGCGGGGCAACAAGATACCTGTTTCGTAGCCGGAATAGCCGGTGTAACCGTCGCAAGTAGTGCTGCTGTATTAATTAATACCGGTACAGGACAACTTGGAACTGTAGTTTCATCTCGTCGCTATAAAGACAATATTGAAGATATGGATGACGCTAGCAATAACATCATGAACTTGCGTCCTGTTACCTTTAACTATAAAAACGATCCTACTCGGCTACTACAGTACGGACTCATAGCTGAGGAAGTACACGCTTCGTTTCCGGGCATAGTAACCTATAACAAAGTTAATGATCCAGAAACGGTTCGATACCACGATCTCCCTGTACTACTCTTGAACGAGCTTCAAAAGCAGCATAATATTATAGCGAGCCTTATGAGGCGAGTAGAGTATCTTGAAAACAGAGGAAGATATGAACCAAAAGCTTGAAATTACGCTTGAACTAACTACTAATGGACATTTGTTCCGGGCAACAATTCCTTTAGGGTCTGCCTATGACGATGCTATTGATGCGCTTCAACAATTTAAAGATCAGATGATCACTATGAAGGAGAATTCGGCTCAAGCTGTCCCAACAGAAGCTCCTGAGGTGTTGTCATCCACAGAATAATCTAAACAAAAAAGGAGAGAAATGTTTTATACGCGTCTAGTTCCCCAGACAATACAAACTGTAGCTGCTGCTGGTATAGCCTTGGGATATAATCCTCTCGGCGCTCCCCTTATAGCTCCAGCCGCATTATTTATACTTCAAAATGATACCGATGTTTCAGTATTCTTTTCATTTGATGGAGTAAATGATCACTTCTTTCTTCCAACAAAGGGGTTTCTTGTTTTAGATCTCGCGACAAATAAATCTCTTGATCGAGGAGCATTCTTCGCCCAAGGAACCCAAGTGTGGGTTCGGCTTGAATTTGCTGCAGCTACAACCAGTGCTGTTTATTTATCAATGCTTTATGGATTTCAGGGGAACCAATAATGTCACAGTCAGGAACATACGGATCAGGTGGTGGGGGTGGTGGCGCACTTAATACCCTAACGGGTAATACAGGGGGCGCTGTTGGACCCGATGGTGGTGGTAATATTAATGTAGTGGGATTTGACGCGGTTAATGTTGCTGGAAATCCAGGAGCCAATACTCTTACCGTTAGTGTAACGGGTGGGGGAATTCTTTGGGCTTTGGCAGTCATAAATACTGCTACCGTACCAAACTCTGGATGGATAGCTAACGCGGTAGGGACGGTACAACTTCTTCTTCCCGCAGTAGCACCGCTAGGTAGTATAGTGCGCGTTTGCGGTCTCACCGCTGGTGGATGGCAAGTTACCCAAAACGGGGGTCAACAAATACGCTTCGGTAACATGCTTACCACAGTAGGAGCTGGCGGATCTCTTTCATCTACCCTAGCTGGCGATTCGGCGGAAATATTATGTGTAACCGCCAATACGGGCTGGCTAGTCCTATCAGGAGTTGGCACGCTTAACGTAGTCTAGGAGATATATGGCAACAAATAACGTAATTAATGCGAACTCAACTACGCCTCTTATAGTCACTAATGGTGGTACAGGAGCTAATACTTTAACTATACATGGACTTCTTAAAGGTGACGCAGCTGGAGCGGTAAGCGCTCTACCTGCAGCCACTAATGGACAACTACCTATTGGTTCCACAAGCAATGATCCTGTATTGGGAACACTTACTGCTGGCACGGGAATTTCTATATCTAATGGTGCTGGCACTATTACTATAGGATCCTTAGTGAGCCAGGGCATTGTTACGCTTGATGGCGATACTGGTGCTGCTACTGGAACTACGGTGACACTAGCTGGTGGGCATAATATAACTACTGCTGCAAGCGGAGCTACTGTTACCCTTAACGTATCAGGCACAACCAACCATGCTCTACAGCTTGGTAATTCTACTAATAGCCTTACTTCTCTTGGGGTTGCAGCTGACGGACAGATTCCTATCGGTTCTACCGGTGCTGATCCCGTCTTAGCCACGCTTACTGCGGGAACAAATATAACTATTACCAATGCTGCAGGATCTATTACTATTGATGCTTCAGGTGGTGGTGGCGGAATAACTACACTTGATGGCAATTCCGGATCTGCTACAGGATCTACCGTAACATTCGATTCCACATCTCTTGCGGGATCATCTACTGCGTTTACCGGTTCAGGATCTACGGTACAATTCTCTGTAGAAGATACAAATTCTAATACTTTCATAGGAAATGCAAGTGGTAATCTAACGGGTACTGGTGGACAGAACACTGGGTTTGGCCATGGCACTATGCTTAGTTTCACGTCAGCGTCAGCTAATACTGCCATTGGATATAATGCACTTCTTAGTAATGCAGATGCTCCCCTTAATGTCGCATTGGGCAATGGTGCTCTCCAGGCTATGAACACAGGAGGGGGTAATAATACTGCTTTGGGAACGAGTGCTCTTCTCTCGTTGACCAATGGTTCTAGTAATATAGCTATTGGTGTAAATGCGGGTAATGGGTACGGAGATGGCGAAAGCAACAATATTCTTATAGGCTCTAGTGGCGTGGCGTTAGAGAACGGCAATATTAGATTGGGAGATCCTTCTACACAAACTGGCTGTTATATAGCAGGTATTGGCGGAATTACTCCAGGTGGAACACCGCAAACAGTTATCATCGATCCTGTAACGGGACAAATGGGAAGCACTTCCGGTGGTGGTGGCGGTGGAGTTCAATTTATTGATGGGGACTCTGGTTCTTCTACGGGTACTACCATAAGTATCACGGCATTGGGAGCCGGAGCTACTACGCAATTCTTCGCCTCAGGAACAACAGTTGCCCTTACTATGCAAGATGGAAGTAATAATATAGTTATAGGTGGTAGCACCAGCGTTGGAGCTTCCGATAGCATTGGCATAGGTAATAGTGTATTTGGTAATGCCTCGAGCACTAATCAATCTGTTGCAATAGGATCTAATTCTCAGAATGGTAACGGTGGTAACCGCAATACTTCTATAGGATATGATTCTCTCAATAATTCTGCATTTGGAGGCGACCATAACACGGTTATAGGCGCCTTAGCTGGTAGCGCTTATGCTTCTGGTGAAACAAGTAATATCTTGGTGGGCAATGTAGGCGTAGCTAGTGAATCACATACAATTCACATAGGAACCGAAGGAGCAGGAAGCGCACAACAGAATAAATGCTTTATCGCTGGTATAGCTAATGCTACCGTCACTGGCAGTGCTGTTCTTGTTGACACTTCCACGGGCCAACTAGGTCTTGCCGTTTCTTCTGAAAGATTTAAACAGAATATCAAGGATATGGGGGATAAGAGCTCTCCTTTGATGAAGTTACGACCAGTAACCTTCTCATATAAAGGCGATGTAACTAATGCCATGCAGTATGGATTAATTGCTGAAGAAACAGCAACTATCATGCCACACATTGTTACTTATGATGCCACGGGCAATCCCTATACTATTCGTTACCATGAATTACCTTCTATCCTATTGAACGAGTTACAGAAATTGACCTCCCGTGTTGAAGAATTAGAAGCAAAACTAGCGAATAAAGGTTAATAATGAGCTTAAGATTAGACGGATTAAATCCGCTTTCATATATGGGTGTTAAGCCGAGTCAACCGCCTAATCTTATGGTCAAAAGCTTTCCTCCCACTCAAAATGATTTTCAAAACATAAATATCGGAACCTTCTGGTTGGTATATCCCGGAGAACAATTATGGTTTCTCATAAGTGTTGCTGAAGGCATAGCTACCTGGGTGCAATTATATCCATCTGGCGGTGGTGGTGGTGGTGCGAACCAATTCCCTACAAACTTTGGTATTGCCAATGAAGTAGGGGGAGTGCTTAATATATTCGGCGATGGAATAGGTGTAACTACTGGTGGCTCAGGAAATACGGTAATGATTGCCATAGCGGGTGATATTGCCCAAAGCTATGTGACCAATTCGGGAACCGCTGTTCCAAGTAGTAATGTATTGAGAGTTCTTGGTGGAAGTAATATTAATACACAGGGAAGTAGTAATCTTGTTACCGTTAATCTTGATAATAGCGTAGGTTTAACGGGGACCCTAACTGTTGCTGGAACGACTACTCTCGCTGGTAATGTTGTTATATCGGCACAAACTAATGGCGTTCTACAAACTAATGGTGCTGGCACGGTAACCGCAACCAATGGTAGCAATGGTCAAGTCATTATCGGTGGTGGAACTGCTCCTGCGTGGGCTAATTTAACGTCTGATGGTGGCACCGTAATTATAACCAATGGTCCCAATACTATAAATTTAGAATCTACGGGTGGTGGTGGCGGTAGTCCTATATCTTTCTATGCCTATCAAGCCACTGACTATTCAGTTCCTCGTCCGACGGGACCTGGTATAATTTCTTATCCTATGGGAAGTGCCAATGTTCTAACAGTTAACTTTAATAATGGAAGTGGATTCTTTCCTGGGGATGGATTGGGAACTCCCGCATCATTTACTGCTCCCGTCAGTGGATCGTATTACTTTGCCTTTAACGTATTATTAAGAGGTGGCACAATTCCCAATCAGAATATAAATGTTGCATTTGCCCAGATTGTTACTTCGGTAACAACCCAGACCTATGCCGCCCAAATATCTGCTAATGGCGGTGGAGCTCCAATTAACTACACCTTTGTACAGGCTCAAGCGAATACCACGTTACAACTTACTGCGGGAGATGTGGTAACATTTCAACCGGTGGTCGAGATTTCTGCAGGAACTGGTGGAACTGCATATATTGTGAGTGGACTTCGCGGTATAGGATCACCATTCGTTCCGACTACTGTTACCTCTATAGAAGGATTCTTAATTCAGGCATCATCTAGTGGCGGAGGCGGTGGTGCTGGATCTATAGCTTTCTATGCGTATCAGCCGACACGTTATAATGTTCCCTCGGTATTTCCAGGAGATTATAATTTCTACGATCTCGGAACCGCAGTTCCATTAACTATTACCATAAATGAAGGCGGAGCATTCTATCCTGGAGACGGAATTAGTATACCAGCTAGCTTTACAGCTCCGGTGAATGGTTTATATAAATTTCACTATACGGCGGCATTACAGGGAGGATTGTCTGCGACAAGCAGCCCATTAGTTCTTGTAAATGGCGGCGCTCTTCTTAAGACTCCAGCTCTCACTTATTGTGGTCCAACGGGGGAACCATCTGAGACTAACCTTGGATCAGGATCTGATGGATCATGGTTCTGTTCTAGTGGGGGAACTACTAGAGCCACTCCTGCCATAATTTCTGCTATCGTACAACTTAGTGTTAATGATGTAGTGACATTTGGAACGCTGGGGATTACTGCAAGTAATACTTCGTCAGTTTCATATACAGTGGCTGGGTTGCTTTCTCCAACGGGTAGTTTGAGTGGCGGAACTTCTCCCGCAACCTATGTAGAAGGATTCTTACTTAAAGAGTTATAATAAATCTTAGTGAATTACACTTAGATTATGAATCGTGGTTATCAGACTCCGAATTTGCATGTAATTTCATACATCAACTTCCGGAATTTCATGGATGTTTATCCAAACTGGCTCTTCCGAGTTATCGCTTATTTGTTCCCAATATTCTTTGGTTAGATTTGGCATCGACTGAACCACACAAATGGTTCCCTTGGGGCATTGATCCATCTTATTGGGAGGGCCATAGCGCTTTATTATATTCATAAGAACCCATCTAAAGTAAAAGACAGGTTATATTGTACCACAATAAAGCGAGCGCCTACCCGAATCAACTGATAGACGCCCACCGAAAGAGATGCCACGAAAAACAAAAACGTGGCACTTCACTATGATCTTTATTTATTTTTAATAATCTCTTGGATTCTATCCATTGAAGATCGGTATCTATTCTTCGGCATATCCGCAAGACTATCTATTTTGAGACCGGTTAATACCTGTTCCACTATATCGGGATGATCTTTAAGCACATACTCAAGCTCGCTCAATTGGTCCAAGCTTATTGGATCTTTACCAATCTTCGGAGCTGGTGCAGCCTTAACTTCTCGTGCTGGTGTTGTAGCTGATTCACCATCATCATCTTCATCTGCTGCAGTTACGCCCACAATTGCCGCGTAAGCGTATCTTTTGAGGTAGGTAATAGCCGAACCCATACTCTGGACATCTTGTTTAACTGGGTTGATTTTCATGCGGCTTTCAAGATATTGCCCACTTGCATGCAACAACATCGTGTATAATGCTTCCACCCCATCATCTTGCGTTATCACGCGTTGTATAACCGACAACCCATATTTCGTCAGAGCCGGCCTTGATGCTCTCACTATGGTAGCAAAATCAGCATACATACTCTTAAAGAATGGATTTTTATGGTCTTTTCCCGCGATCAACATCTCACCTTGCGCCCTTGCTAACGCAACGGCTAACTCATTCAAGTGCTCAGACTGATAATTATTCATTTGCAATACCTATTAAAATTATGGCGTAGATAAAACACTTTCACTGCTTCTACATATAATTTTAACATATTTTCTAGTCAGAAACAAATTTCTATATTATAACTAGATGGTCGATAACACGTATGATTAGAGACGATAGATTAAAAGGCGTATCCCAAAAAGGAGAAGTACTTAATCTAGCACAAAAGATACAAAGAAAAATGGCCCGGCTTTTAAACCGAACCATTCAAAGTTTTTCCGCCAAGAGAGACTTACATTACAAGGAGCATGAATGACAAAATCAGGAAACCAGAGCTGGTGGAATCCCAAATCTTCATCAGACACACAAGCGAAGCATGAACAAACTACAAGCAGCTCACTTATCGTTCACTTATTACAAGGCATGAATGCATAATGAATAATAAGGTAGAAAAATTTTTAAGTCAACAAAAAGCTCTGAATTGGGATAATGTTTCTGACTGCACAGTGATTGATGTTGCACGTGGCCTTAACAAAACCGAAGCAATTATATTCAATGATATGATTGGGACTGATAATGTGTGCCCATCTAATTTCAAAAGCCAAGGCACTTACGCTGATATAGCTGATATATGTCCTACCCATTCTAACAGGGTTATTGGCTACTTACATAATATCGGAATCATAAAAAAAATATATCGGGCCAGCCAAACTTGTTTGTATGTTATACATCCGGCTTTAAGGAAATTCGAAGTGCGCGAAGCCCTGCGCCATATGTATTCCGCGTGCAAATACCTACCCCTATCCGCACTTCTACTCTTGGGAGATGAGATGAAGTCATTAAGTTCTATGATTGGTATAAACCAATTTAACCAAAATTCTTATGTAGAACCGATTGGCCCATTCAGAGCCAAAATGTCAGACAAAGAATTTAATAATAAAGATTATGTTAATAATACCTATCCTACTAGTCATGTACTACAGGAGCATAGTAGGTCGGGAGGGGATAAAAAAGTAGGGAATATGGGTTCGCCACTACCAAGGAAGCCAAATTCGTACATAAAGGGCCTAAATCTTACGGAAGCCGGAGCTATAAAACTCATGGCCTATCCCCCAGGGGCATTAGAAGCTGCGTTGCGAGAGATGCGATCCCATAAAGGGGAGATCCGTGACCCATTTGTCTTCTTTTCACGTCTATGTTTGAACTACTGCAAAGATAACGAGATAGTCCCTGATTGGGCGATTTGCTTTAATACCTTGCGTAGTAGGGGTTTTGAAAAAGACTCAGTAGGAGCTGATAAATCTAATCCCCTACTCTACTACACTGAGTCGGAATATCAGGCTATGCAGCCTAAAAAGGCGCCATTGTACCCTGAAGCTGTGGCCCCACAAAAACGAGTATTCGACGAAGTCGAGGAGGCCCAAAAAGCTGAGGTTGCTCTGAAGACTATGAAAAGCACGGGGGACAGAGATCTTGATGATATATTTGCCAGTATATTTAAAACCATCATTCGAGACGGAACCCAAGACCATCAAAAATCAACCACGACAAAAGATCCATAGCGTAGTAGTATAAACCCATGGTCGACGTTAAATCGTTTAACCTGGGTCATTCTTGGTAGCCTCTTGGGTGGAAATGACCTATATATCTAAGAGGCTTCTCGGGATTACGCCTATGCGCTATATTCTATATGGAACACCGGTACCCTTACAACGAGCACGATTCACGGGGAGGCATTGTTGGGATGCCCAAAAGCTACTTAAGACTAAATTGCGCATCGATATCGAATCACAACACAACACGTTGCCACGATATTCTGGGCCACTACGAATGGTATTCTGCTTCTACTTTCCCTTTAAGCAAAGTATGTCTGATAATAAACGTACGCAAAATTCCGGACGTAGTCATATTTATAGACCCGACTTAAGCAACTTAATAAAACTCTATGAAGATATTTGCACTGGTGTGTTGTATAATGACGATTGTATTATAGCTGAATTAGTCGCTCGTAAATGCTATGATACTGTGGCAAGGACGGAATTTGAAATAATACAATTGGAGAGGTAATATGCTCAGTCGCTATGCATCTGATAATAATGTTCCAGATAGTTTTAAAAAGGATGATGATAAAAGATGGCCTGAGATAAGGAATTCTCCGTATTGGACCATACCAGAGATGATTAAATTGGGTGAAGATCTGATCATTTGGGCGCAGCTAGATACATCTATCAAAGTAACTGACTTTGTATTTACCAAGAATATAACTACTCAGGAATATAGGGAGTGGCAAGAGAAATGCCCGGAATTGAAGCGCGCTAATAATATCGCAAAGGGTATTATAGGTAACCGTAGAGAGAAAAAGGGACTAGAGGGTACATATAACTCTGCCATCGTTCTTAATACGATGCCTCTTTATGATGAAGATTATGCCGCGTGGCGCAAAGAACAGAACGCCTCTAAAACCAATACGTCTACTGAGAAGATCATCGTGGTGCGTGAAACATTTCCCGAAACTGATATAGTTAAGGCTATATGTGAAGGAACGGAGTAGAAAGATGCCTGAAAAACAATTCTCATCAGCTCAGTTTGAGCGAAGAGACCAAGATGTATTAACGAATAATCGTGAGGCAGTAAGCTTAAGGATTTACGCAACTTGTCCTAAGGACAGGAAGATTATTCTTGATTCTATGCAGAAGATAGTGGACTATGCATATTCATTAGATGAAGAAGAATTCAAGGTATTTATAGTTGAAGTTCAGCCCACAGGAGCCCCGTGCACTTTGTGTGTGAAGGAACTGAATAATGAGTAAGTACTGGACCATAAATGATAAGAACCATCAGGGAGCAGAATATGTACTTAAGTCAGCACTCGATTCTTATGCATGGGTAAGGGCATGTTTTAACCTTAATCCCGATAAGGAAGCATCTAAACAAAAAATGCTAGAGAATGATGATCTTATGGCGTATGTTTATATCGTTAAGAGACTCTTTTTTGGTAGGGATTCGAGCATGGATATACTTCTTCGTGAGGAAAACTTTGATCCTGATCTTCTCAAGTTCCTGGGAAGCGAAGAAGTTTGCGATGCTGAGAATAAGCAGTGGAAAGCTCTATCACATTATCACGACTGTCTTTATAGGGAAGTTTCTAGTGGCCCGTAAAAAATTAAAGAAGATTGAAAATATCGCTGGTAAGAACTTTGCTGCGCATTACATGTTTTATCAATTCGAGGTAGAAGCGGATTCGTTTGATAATCAAGTTCACATGCTGGATTCCCGGATACGTTTTGTTGAAAATCTACTAAAGAGAACTGTTCCTGAGCTCGTTTTTTCACACGAGATAATCAGAGAAAATATGCCACACTCTAATAATGTTAAATCCGTGAATATTTCATGGGCCCCTTGGCAATTCTCTGACGACTTTGAGCGAGATATTAACGGTGATCTGGTACATAGACTCTGCATAACTAGACATTTACATTCTAGTGAAGAGTTTATTCCTGCCCAGTACAATCTTTTTATTGGTTGCCCGCTTGAAGACAAGATCATGTATATAAGTTATATTGGAGACTTCATAACGGGATTCCGTGAATATATTAATTCCCTACAACCTTTGTTAAAGAAATGTCTTGAAACCGACCCCATTCATAAGAATTCTACTTTATGATTAAATATTATATCCCTATTTTTCTTTGTGGCATTCTTATTCCCTCAGAGCACGCACCCAAATACCGTCATAAGCGACCCAAGTCATTGCAACTAGTAGATCCGGTAGATAGAAGGCCTGTTGTGCCCAATAGACGGCACGTCCAATACTTCCTCGATTACACCTTTAAGATCATGGATAAGTACTATGCATGGGACCCGATTGATCAGAGATACTGCGAATTATCAGATAAAACCGCTTGGTGCCCATCTAATTGATATATGTGTTGACAATTTATATTGATATGTTATAATTAAATTATGTTTAACCTGCTCAGAGAAAAGGAATCCTATGAGTAAAAAAGATATCAATATAATAAAGTCTGAAATAGAAATATTTTGTATCGTTATCGCAAGACACGGTAAGGACCAGGTACTAAAGCACCGAAAATGTGTTGATGGCTTGTTGGCGCTTAAGGCATTAATGGCTAAGCAATCCGATGAGGTATTAGAGTCAATATTGACCGGCAAGTCGGATGAGAGAGATTTGATGGCCCTATTGGTGTCAGAAGAATTAAAAAACTCGGCTGCGTGTTTTAGCGTATTTGATGCTGCAGGCATGAAGATCATTATAGACTGTGACGATAAAGCTCTCGCTGATGCGGTCAAAGCTAAGATTGATACATTATAAACTTTAGGAGTTATATGAGTTTAGAAGAATCATTAGCAAGATTAGAAGAGAAAAGCACTGCGCTTAAGAAACTGCTTGATACTGCTTCATCTGCTATAGATAGGTCGGAATCAGCGCTCTATCTATCTGCTTTTAAAAGAGAATTCAAATGGAAGATTCCCAACACCCCAGATATCCTTTTTTGGGGCATACGCAACGATAAATTTAGGCTGCACTTGTGGGCGAAGGGCGTCCCTGCCCGACCCTTCATAGAATGCACTTCAGAGTTACGGTTGAAATACGTGCACCATTTACCTGATTTTATTGATGCTTTAGTTAAGGCGCAAAGTGTGTGAGTAAAGGCAATCCTAGAGCTGCGAAGCAATACTGCGTAAGCTCTATGTGTAAAAACGCTGAATGCGATTGTCTAAATCATGAAACTGGACACGAAGACGCGGAATGGGGCGACTCGTGTTGCATTTGTGACTGCTATGATGAAAAGGGAGAAAAGGATGAATAGATTCTCTGCGCCTTTCTTAGAACTGCGAATCAATAGAGCTGCGAAGCAATACTGCGTAAGCTCTACTGCGTAAGTTTTAAGGCGGCGTGGGATTCCTGCTGGCCTTGCTGAAAAGCTTCTCAGTAACACTGCATAAGCTCTAACGTGAGGCCAGTTATTATAACCAATCGAGGATAATATGGACGAAGATAAATTATTTAGAGATGAAGATAAATTATTTAGAGATATGGTAGAACATTGTGGCGTTAAATTTTATGAGAATAATTTAACAAAGACTACAACGAAGTTATTTGAGTGTATAAGAAAGGATATTAGCCTATTGTATAAGGCCGAGGCTTTTCTTAAGCAAGCTCGAGAGAATAATAAACAATAAGTAGGTGGAGATTCTAAGGGCACCGATATGTTGAAATGCGATAGATGCGATCAGACCAAACTATGTCGCTATAAATGTATAAAACGACACAGTGATTCTAGTGGCCAGATCGAATCGTGGATAGTCTGTTGTGATTGTTGGAAGGAATGGAATATCCTAAGCAATAAAATCGGGTATCATAAAGCTAAACAGAAATATGATGTGGCTGTTAGTAAATTTATGGGGCTACCCATTGAAGACAATGTCGATATATTAGGATTTTATGGAAAATTCACTAAATAAGCTTATTGAGCTCGCTGGAGACAAGGCATCACAAGTAGGGTTCTATTGGTTCCTGGATAGAATGGTAGGATATGCTTTCTATCTCATTTTTTGGTTGCTGGCCGCCTATGTGTTACTTAAGATTGTTAAGTACGCTCAGGAAATGGATATGCAAGCTATGCGCCTACAAGAACAAAAACGTATAGATCAAATAGCTAGAAACATATTATCAGACCAAGAGTATCGTAACAGGTTTAAGAATTGGCCCAAGATATCTATCGAAGAACAGGACAAGATATGATTCTGATAATAATAGACGTTCCCTACCCTTCCTACTAAACTAGTAAGAGCAGAAGAACCATTAGGAGTAATTATGGGTACGATGTTCATAAAAAAAGACTTCCACGACACATTAGAAAAGATCGAAAAAGATGGTGTTGTCAAAAAGGAAGATCTAATCATTATCTTTCAGTATATTGACAATGTCCAAGAACTAATGAGAAGAATTAGAACTAGAAGCATACATGTTTGTGATTGTGAGACTTACGTAGACGAAATATACAGCGACCTCACCAACGTACAGTTTTTTAGGGATCTCTTTTATTACGACGATAAGGACTAGAAAGTTCTAGATACTAAAAAAACTACTTAGTTCTAGCATAAGAATAATCACATATTGGGAGAGATATGTCGGTTGAAACCATAGTCAAGTTAAACAAATTTAAGCCCCGCCCCTATCAACTACCCATCTTTGATGCTATTGAAAACAAGAAGTATCGCCGAGTATTAGCCATACTTCCAAGGCGCGCGGGTAAAGACGTCTGTGGTTTCAACCTTTGTATTCGCGCTGCACTTGAGAAAATAGGTGTCTATTACTATATATTTCCAACCTTTATGCAAGGACGTCGCGTCATTTGGGATAGTATTACTAACCAAGGCATTCGCTTTCTGGATTTTATTCCCGATAAAGTTATTGACAGCACAAACTCATCAGACATGAAAATTCGATTTGTAAATGGTTCTATCCTTCAAATTGTAGGGTCTGATAATTATGACAACCTTATGGGAACCAATCCCAGGGGATGTGTATTTTCTGAATACGCTCTTCAGGACCCACGTGCTTATCAGTTTATTCGCCCTATTTTGGCTGCGAATAATGGCTGGGCCCTATTCTTATCTACTCCTCGCGGCAAGAATCACCTCTGGGAGTTGTACCAAATTGCCCAACATTCGCCAGACTGGTTCTGTTATAAATTAACTATTGAGGATACCCATCACATTCCCTTTCATGAAATAGAACGTGAGAGAGCTGAAGGCATTATGTCCGAAGATCTCATTCAACAGGAGTATTATACTTCGTTCACTATGGGCGTAGAGGGTGCATACTATGCCAAATACCTAGATAACATGCGACTTAAAGGCCAAATAGGAATGGTTCCTTGGGAAAGCGCATTCAAAGTGCATTCAAGTTTCGACCTGGGTATCAGGGATTCTACGACCATAATTTTCTTTCAAACTATTGGCCAGACTGTGCGCATAATTGACTGTTATGAAAATTCTAAAGAAGGATTAGAACACTATATAAAAGTGGTTAATCAAAAGCCCTATGACTATGGCAAACATTTTGCTCCTCACGATATACAGGTTCGTGAGTTCACCTCAGGAATGACTCGTATAGAAAAAGCAAAGCAACTGGGAATAAATTTCACCGTTGCGCCTAATCTTGCCATTGAAGACGGCATAGAATCTGTTAGAAGTTGTTTTTCTAAGTGTTGGATAGATGAGAAACAATGCGCTCCATTAATTAAGGCCCTAGGAAACTATCGGCAAGAATATGATATTAAGAAAAAGGTTTATAAATCACGCCCACTTCATGACTGGTCAAGTCATTTTGCCGATGCAATGAGATATTTGGCCATATCACTACCCAAGACTCGTGATGGAAGTAGCCCTGAGGCATTGGAACAGCGATACCGGGAAGCGATGTATGGCACAAATAGCAATTTACCCTCTGTCTTTAGGGATGATTTGCCTGATTATTAAGGAGAGCAATGAGTATAGTTATGAGAATATTGGGTTATATCCAGGATAAAATAAAACAATATGAGGCAAATAGGGCGATAAAGGTCCAGGAACAGTTGGTGCTGCCAAAATATCTAGCATTGCAAGATATAATAAACAAAATCGATCTGCTTAATTTAGTGTGCAACGAGATGTTGCTTTCTGATATAAAATACGACGACAAATATAAGATTTGGGTTGTTATAAACGACCTTATAGGATTAAAAAACTGCGCATTAAGAAGTATAGAGCGTATCGATTGTGGGCGTATTGAACCAGAAATTGATCATTATATAAAAAGTTACAACAAAAGAATAAAGGATTTCTGTAAGAAATATAATGCGATAGAAAAACTGCGTTCAAAAATTTCTGCTCCTGTTTCTGATGATTAACCATGAAGAAATTCGATTTCGCCAAGTGCTTATTCTGTAAACGCGATGTCTCATTAGCAGATCTACAGTTGTGGGTAGTTCCCGCGGGCAAATCATTTTTCTGCTCAGACCTGTGTAAGGCAAAAAATTGCGTATACATCCATCACTCAGGATGCTGGTTGCTGAAATCATACACCTTCACCTCTTCAGGAAGAAGCTTCTCAGTGCGCGCTTATATATACTGCCATACGGTAAATATTCCCTATGATAAAGATAAAACTCCTAAACCCCGCTGCGGCAATAAAATGTGCTCAAACCCTCAACATATGTCCTTCAGAAATCTTGGTATACTTGATTTAGAATCATTGTAAAAAAGGAAGAGCCATGATTAAAGACCTACCCCTACTTGACTCACATAACGCGTTGCGCATGATATTGGAAGCAAACCTACAATCCCTTAATCGCCTCTTTGTGGATTTTCACACCATGATGAAAAAGGCGAACGAGGACGGGGTAAAGCCAGATCCCGTTGCGCAAGACCGTGCTAACCACATCCTCGATCTTATGTTATCCCTACATCCATTCCTAGGCCTACTGCGTGAGGAATTCAATGAGTACTCTGCTGTAATACAGTGGACCGAAGAGAACTGTAGGAAAATATTTAAGGGGCTAGAAGAAAAATCTGATGCATAATAAAAAACTCCCCCTGATCCATACAGAGGGAGTTAGTCTTACCTAGTTAACCGACTTAATTGCATGTAAATAATTGTCCATAGCGTGCAAGCTATAATCATTTGCTGGAAATAGTTTATTGTCAGGGCTATATCCATTGTTATTGGTGGGCCAAAGATCAATCTCAGCCCAATAGCCATGAAGGTAAATGCTATCACCAATCTAGCCGCATATTTGTGCTCATATGGTCGTATATTAAATCGATTAGAAAGAATATACACCGCTGTCCACGTCATAATTTGCATGAACAATATTTCATACCAATAGTACATCGCTACACAGGACCTGTTATGACAGCACCAAGAATGGTACCTCCTACCGCAGCAACATTGCTAGCAGCTTCTAGTGGACCAATGAAGGTCGCTTCAAGAGCTGCTAGGGTTACCGGGAAGGCTGGCCCCGTGCAAGCGGCAGCGATAAACATTGCGCTCTGGCCCAAGAAATGAACCGAGAACTTAGCAATATAAGCTCCACCTATTGCGCCAAATACTGCGCCACCAGGTCCATTAATATGGCCACGTAGCATATACTGACCATCATTCATCTTGGTAGCTTGGATTCTACCTTTCTGTAGAAATCGAGCCATATTGTATTTATTGACGTTTACGAGCGTCCCATCAATACAATCTCTCCCCACTTTATAACTTCTGTCGTGTTCCGTAACTGTCCAATGCTTTCCGGTATGGCCAATAACAGCTCCGTTAATACCACCGATCATTGACGATACGAATAGTGCAACTGATAATATTTTCTTCATGGAAACTTCCTGCTTTTTAAAGAAGATTAACAATAAGATGAATTTTGGCGGTAATACACCAATGGATACAAATTCATCCATGTAACATTATACCCGTCTAGATATATATGGCAATAAAAACAAAAACTCTTGATTATGGCGGTGCAAATGACTATTCTACGACTGATAATTATTCACTTGAGGAGAGCCTATGCTATTCCCCCAGCTTGGACCGCAGTACTACGATGAACGAGATAGACCTATCTTAAGCAAGATGGAAGCGTTCTACGCGGAGAGTATTACCATTAATCAATCATTTTGGGGTGAGGCGGACACCGATACGCGTTTTCACGCAGGTGACCAGACCCTATGGAATGATCTCTATGGGAATTTACCGGCGAACAGAAGAAGACAATTTAACTTCAATCGTATACGACGCGTCATTAACATGATAAGCGGCTATCAGCGGCGCAATAGAAAGTCGACGATAGTCACTCCTGTTGAGAACGCCGATGCGGAGACTGCTGATCAGTTTACAAAAATTTTACTCTGGCTTAATAACCAAGAGGGTATACTCGAGACCATATCTGAGTCATTCGAAGGTGCATTAGTCACGGGAATGAACTTGCTCCAAGTCTGGATGGACTACCGGCAAGATCCTGTTTCAGGAAATATTCGCGTAGATAACTGCAGCTATAATAGCTTTTTAATAGATCCTTATTTCAGGAAACAAGACCTATCCGACTGTAACGCTATTTGGAAGAGATCATTTTTGACTAAGAGAGAATGTATTTCTCTTATGCCAACAAAATCAGATGAGATATTGGGTCTTATCGGGAATGACAGCGGTACTGGCCGGGATGGGAAATTCCAATTTATGCCTGAGAGCTACAATTATGGCATGAAAAACCTACTTACGTATGACGAATTTTACTATAGAGACTATCGCACGCAGAAGATGTTAGCCGATCCACAGACCGGGGAAACCATGGAGTGGCGCGGTAATGATGACATGCTCAAGGAATTCCTATTCTATCACCCTAGTGTTACCATTATTGAACAGGAGATACCGACGGTAAATCTTGCAATAGTTATTCAAGGTAAGGTGATGTTTGATGGACCGAATCCGATGGGCGTTGACTCGTACCCGTTTATACCTGTCTTTGCTTATTACGCGCCTCAAATGCCCTATATGCCATTCCGTGTGCAGGGTGTGGTTCGCGGCTTACGTGACTCTCAGTTCTTGTATAATCGCCGTAAAGTTATCGAACTCGATATCCTGGAGTCACAGATTACATCCGGGTGGAAGTACAAAGAAAACGCACTCGTTAATCCGAAAGACGTATTTCTTTCCGGTCAGGGTCGTGGTCTCGCACTCAAGGACGAAGCCCTCATGTCGGACGTCGAGCAGATCATCCCGCCCCAGATCCCACCATCCATGATCCAACTCTCTCAGATTTTGGGAGAAGAAATTAGTCAAATTTCGGGTGTGAACGAAGAACTTTTGGGCAGCGCCCAAGATGACAAAGCAGGCATCCTATCGATGCTTAGACAAGGTGCTGGCCTTACAACGTTACAAGTGCTTTTTGATCAATTAGACAGAGCTCAAAAGTTACTTGGAAAGCTCTGTCTGGATCTTATTCAGACTAATTTTACTCCCGGTAAGGTTAAAAAAATTCTAGAGGGTAAAGAGCCCGCTGCACAGTTCTATAACAAGGCCTTTGGGCGTTATGACGCTGCAGTTGAAGAAGGATTTAATACGACCACCCAACGACAAATGCAGCTTGCACAACTTCTACATCTACGTGAAGTAGGCGTTGCGATTCCGGATACGATATTGCTTGAAGCATGTACCGTACAGAACAAGAAGCAGCTTGTTGAAGCAATTCAGAAACAACAACAGGCTCAGCAGCAAATGCAGCAACAACAACTTCAAGGTGCTATGCAAGAACAACAAGCTCGTACCCAACTTGCTCAAGCCAGAGCTGTTGCGGACCGAGGCCTAGGATTAGAACGTGTAAGCCGCGTAGAAGAAAATAAAGCTCTCGCCGTAGAAAGACGTGCCGAGGCAGAAAAAGATCGCGATGCGGCCATCCTTAACCTTGTAAGAGCTATTAAAGAATTAGATGGTATCGATCT